CGAAGTTTTATGGTTTCGAGAATACTTATGGTATTGATACGCGCGATACTGATAACGAACGTATTGGTTGTGTTGTGGTGTTTTGCTCTCGTGCGGCTCGTGATGAGTGGGTGAGTAAAGGTAAGCTTCGCAATGGTAATTATTGCCATGAGGCCATTACTGCTAAAGAGGCTCGTCGTGAGATGGTTCGTGTCGCTTATGATTATATGATAAACGAGCATGTTGTTTGGGAGCGCGCAGATTTGAGGTATTTGCCTATGGATACGATTACTGAGGCGTATGCACAAGTTATGAAATGAGGTTTTGAGGTAATAAGTAAGCCCCACGGTTTTCCGTGGGGTTTATTGTTTAGTAGAAGATTCTGCGAATGATGCACGCTATCCAGTGTGAGATGATGTGGTGCGAGCGTTGTTCGTGTGTAATGCGTCGCTCGATTTCGCTGTTGTATTCTGACATGTCTTGAGCGTCGGGCTTCTCTTTTACCATTTTTCTCCTTTACCAGCGTCCGAGATTGAGTCGGCGCTGTAGTGCTGCGACGCAATCGGAGCGCGGACTGATCACGCCATCTACTGTAGTGCCTAGTCTATGCTGTAATGCTGACACGAATCCGGGGCCGATGTTGCGTGGCATGTCGGTGATGCCCATGGCGTGTGACATGGCGGCTACCATATCACTACCGCCGTTGCCGAATTGTATGGACGCGATATGCTCGTTGGCTGGGCATCGAATTTGCCCGGAGATTACGCCGTCTGCGGTAGTGCCGAGAATTTGCTGGAGGCGCCGCGTAGTGGCGGGGCCCCATGATCCGTCTACAGCGAGGTTCGTGCCAGCGGGCGCGGCTGGAGCGTTGTGTGCTCCCACATATCGTAGGTAGCAGTCCCATGGATAATTATAGTAGGGTCCGACGTTGGTTTCATGTCCTGTTTGGTCTCCGGGTCTCCCGTTGGCGCTATGGTTTTCCGAGTAGCTTGCTTGTGCGAGTTGTCCGTTGCCGAGGTATACGGCTACATGGTCTGCAATGTTGAGCAGAATGTCGCCCGGCTGTGGGTTGCCGTTGTTGGGGACTCGCTGCCATCCGTGGGCTGTCAGGTTGGGGAGCATGTTACCAGTGTAGCTTGCTGATCCGGTGTCGAAACCGGCCTCACGTAATGCGAAGATTACGAGCGAGCTGCAATCAGCGGCGCCGCCCGGTTTAATGTTCCACCTGTCGGCCTGCGAGTAGCCGAGGTTAGCGGTTGCGCACCAATAGCGCATACGATTGATAAAAGCGTTAATGTCAGGCATGATTATTTTCCTTATCGTTAGTTACTTTAAAAAATTCGAGTAGTTTACTGCCCTTGATTTCGGGGTTAACTTCTGCCAAATTTTCGATAATAGAACTTACCTCAATGAGTACAATAAACCCGCATACGAGTGGGATAAGCGGCACGTCGTATCCGAGGTTAATGTGTTGTGATGCGATCTGCAAAAACGCGGCCAAACCTACTATCATGATGTATGCGAATTTGTGCCATAGTCCGTCGCGCATGATACGGGATGAGATGTTGCGTTGCACGATTGCTTTTGCCATTCCTGACACGTAATCGCCAATAACAAGTACGCCTGTGGCGATAAGCCACCATTCTGTTGCGTTGTCCATTATTCCTCCTATTTTCCTAGCATGGATCCTATGACCATGCTAAAATCTGCTTTAATCTGCGTATCATCGAAGCGTATTCTGCCACGGCGATAATCGTTGGCGAGCCTTTGGGCTACTGGGTCGCCGCGTTTAATATACACCATGGTTTCGGATACGTGCCGATAGTCTAGCGTGTATTCTGTTTGTTGCCCTTTTTTAACACGTCGTGAGATAAGAAAACCCTGATAGTCCTCGTCAAGGTGGTACCATATGCCGAACTTGCCGTAATCCTCCGTGTCGAGCGTATACGAGTAGCCGTCGTCGTCCGAGTCTAATGGCATGATAAGCGTCCTGCTATCGTCCCGGAACTTATTATTGATCGCATAGTCGGCATAATCGGCGTCATACTGTCGGAGGAATTTGCCGAAACGGGAGCGTTCAACTTTGGCACTGAACCCGCCATAGTCAGCTAATTGTATGACGATGAACCCGCCGCCGTACGCTTTTATTTCCTGCCTATCATGCTGTTGTGCGTCCAGTGATATGTGGAATTTGGCAAAATATGGGTTAGCTTTGATAACTGCGTTCGACAGGAAGAATAGGCGTACTTTATCTTTCCAACGGTCTACCGTATTGTAAAATTCTTCGAGCGCGGTAACCTCATTGCTCAAGAACTGCTGATTGTCGGGAAATACTTCGTCATAAATAATATTACGCACGTCGGGGTATGGTATGGACTTTTTGCCACCCGCCTGAGATAGTGCGATAAAGTACCCCATAATATGCCATGTTTTAGCATCATCTTTCAGGTAATGGCATTCAGCTTGCGCGCCATTCACTCTAAATTCATAATCTGGGAACGCTTCGCTCACGTCGGCAAAAAACGTGCCCTTGCTTTTTTGCTCTACATCGGTGCGCCTTAAATAAATAAATTGTGCGCCGTTTTTAATAAAGTCGCGGATGCATAATTTTTTAGCGCCATACGTTTTGCCAAGACCGCGAGCGCCAATAATGAACGTCCATGGCGCGTTATAGGTTAACACGTCATGATAGTCATAATAGTCCCCCTCGTCAAGGACGTGAGATGCTAGAGGCGTGGTCATGGTATTAGTATAGCACGCTACACATAACGTCGTAGTTCCCATTCGCTCGCCATGCCCATTTCGCCCGTGGCTTGAAAATAGTTCGGGCCATTGCCGGGGCCGCCATGCGATAACGTTTGGTCTGTGCCGGTGCCCGTCATGCCCTCCACGTGGTCATAATTAGGATTATGGCCGGACCATGTGAGTAGCAAGAGGTCGCCCGGCTTGCTTTTAGCTACAGCGCTGGCGGGCGTATCGGTGCCACTGACGGCGATGCGCGTGCCTAATCCGGCCTGTTCGCCGGTCCACCGTCCGACGTTTATGCCGGTCACATCCTGATAGGCGCGCCACCATAATGCGGAGCAATCCGTATAGCCGGACGCCTCCGGATCAAGCCGCCCCGGCCCCTGCGAGTAAGCGTATTTGCCGACACGTGCCGCCACCCATGCGACCACTTTAGCTCCCGCGTCCGACCCGTCATCATTGCCGCTATCGGTCTGCCCGCCGCTAATAGGCGTGCCCGCCGTACCGCTATTCGTCCACACCTGTTGCGCTGTCTGATAAAACTGATAGGTTTTACCATTATCATGGAGCACAAGCACATCGCCAACAAGTGAGATATACCGTTGTTGCGCGGGCGTCGGATTAATGACGCCGCCACCACCCGGATCTCCTCCGGGCGTAGGAGCATCCCCCACCTGACCGAAGTCGGGCGGTGCGCTTTGCCCGTCCCAGCTGTTGAGCATGGCGTATGCCGTGTCGTACCGGTTACGATACTGACCCAGCACGCTATCATTGAGCGCCGTAGAGTGCAGCAAATCAAGATTAGCGGTGCCACTAGTCGAGCCAAGCACGCGAAACGCCGACACGGGCGACTGATGATACATGGTCATGAAGAAAATGCGCTCACGAATATTACCGGGGGGAAACCCGTGCGAGTCGCAAACCTGCTGGTAGGCGGTGAAATCATCCTCCCATTGCGCTTGCTGCATGGCATGATTAGGGTCGGTGGCCGCCCAAGCGTGCCATGCGGTTGCGTCGGCTTGCGTCACATAATAGTAGCTCATATCCTGATCGGCTTCAGCCACTTTCGCGGCGGCCGTGCTAGCAAAATATTGATCGTACCCCGCCGAGTCGCTCACCTTACCGCGTAGGATAAGCGATTTGGCGCGATTGCCATACCATTGCATCATGCCGAGCGTAATCGGGTCACTAGGATTAATGGCCGTCCAATTATGATTAGATTCGACGGCCCCTATCACATACATGGCATAGAGGGATTGATTGGTCACGTTAACTCAATGTCCCAATGTCTACAGTAGCGAGCGGCGTTCCCGAGATTTGCGCTGTAGGCCAAGTTTCTCGTCGGTTTACAAGCACATTTGATTCCGTAAGAGACTCAACCGATGCGCTTATCGCGTTCATGGCGGCCGAATTCTTGCATACTACGTACACGTCCACAGTATTGTATGTTCCAAGGAGACCCCGGTAGAGTCTGATGTCAAAGTTCCCATTGTTGTTGTTGACGATTGCCTTTTTTACCGTTGCAGACGCTGCGGTGACTGCCTGTATGTAGAGCTTGACGTCCATGTAGTTCGCCGCGGCGAGATGCAGTCCCAGGCTCGTTCCTTCAATGATCCTTGCCACGCATACGCCTACGCCGACAGGCACGTTTCCAGAGGAAGCGTAGACCGCGTAATCCTTGTCGTTGACGATGTTCGTACATTGTACCATGTCGCAGCCCTTGCTAAACGGCTTGGGCGACTGCACGCCGAATACCTGCTGGTCGTGCGATGTGTACACGATTCTCCAGCCAAGCGCGGCCGTCGTATATGCCGCAATCTGATATGACGTTCCGTCCCCGCCTGGTTCGGAGACACGGAAACCGCTTACGACTATCGCAGTGAGTGCCTGTCCCCCGAGCGCCACCATGAGCCTCGCCAGCCCCGACCAGCCTGCATATGTATACACAAAAAGATTAGACACCATGATTCTCGTCGGCGTCGTGTTGAACGACCCGTCTATGAGAAGGTCGGTGACGCCATAATTGCAGGTGTCGATGTAGATGTTGGTGAAGATTCCCCCCTTCGGTGCCATGATTCCGTACACGTCCCCATCGACATAATGCCCGAAGACGTGAATGTCGCTTGCGTTGAAGAACCCGTTGGAGGCGATGCAGTATTTCGTGTGATGTACCTGAGCATTGACGATGGACCAGTCGGGACCATGCGCAAGGATGCCGTACGCATCCGTCATGATCTGTGTAGTCTTGAGTTCTCCCACGCGAATGTCCGAGAGCATGGCGTCAAGAGAAATTGACTGGTCGTGGTCAGGGGTGCCCAGTTCGATGTTGGCATGAACGGCGTTGTTTGTTCTTACCCCGTCGATTCTGTAGCCGGTTATGTTGTCTGTGACCTGTATGCAATCTGTCGCGAGATTGGCACCGTCGAAGATTCCGCCGCTGATGGACTGTCGTTCGGTTATCGTCCCCAGTCCGCTGTTCTTCGCTCCGATCGAGAACATGGCGTCCATGGCCTTGGTGGCGACGAACTTTGCGGAGCCTGACATCTCTATCGAATATTCGAGAGCAGTATTATACGGGAACTGTATGCCCTTGTCGAGCATATAGATGCCTGCGGGTATATATATGCCGCCATATTCGGCGGAAATGTCTACTATAGTCTGTAGCAGGTCGGACACCGGCTGGCCGGTCCCAGCTTTAAGTCCCCTATCGCTAACATCAATGAGGCTCAAGTCTCTCTTTTGGGCTAGCTTTGTATCCACTTCGACTTTATTGTAAGTCGTAGCAGTGTCGGCTTTCGTGGCCAGCTTACTGTCGACTTCAGTCTTGCTGTATGTGGTGGCCGTGTCGGCTTTCGTGGCCAGCTTACTGTCGACTTCACTCTTGCTGTACGTGGTGGCCGTGTCGGCCTTGGTGGCAATCGTATTCGCGTTTTGATTAATCGCGGTGTCAATTTTCGACATATCTTCGTTATAATCTTTAAGCGCGGAGATTTTATCGCTACCGTTATTGCTGTATTGCGTGAGATTGTAGTTAGGGGTTTTATTAGCGCTAGGCATGATAATTAGTCCTTAGTGTTGTGCGGCTTCGAGTCGCATTATTTTATCTTCGAGTGCGTTCATTTTCAAATCAATGATCTTCATATCATGATTATAGTCATCAATAAACGACACTTTGTCACCGGGTGACCCGTATTGCGTGAGTCCATAATTTGGGGTGTGTTGCATACTAGGCATAATATTAGTCCTTTAGCCATAGAATATCGTCGCGCGTAATATCACCATACACGGTATTAACCTTGTCCGTACTATGCAAGTCAAATACGCGAGGGTTAACGCCGAGTACATCAAATTGCTCGGGGGACAATGCGAGATTGTCAAAGTCGGACACGAATAGGCCATGCGTCCTATCGGCATCATACATATCATCGAGCGCGCGCTGGAGCGCGACCTGCTGACCATACACTGACCATACCATGATATTATCGCTAGCCGCCGCTTGCTTGATCATGCTGATAAGATCATCACGGAGATTAGCCATATCGAGCAACATGCCCGCTAGAGTATCCTGCATGGTTTGCACATCACCATCAATGATACCCATATCACTGTCAACATCCGACTGTACCGACTGGATGTGCGCCACCACCTGATTCACGTAATCAAGCAGGGTGAGTGTGTCACGGTAGTTAAACGGCTGCGTAGCACCAATCCGCTCAAAAGCCGGTGGCCGTGTTGTGGGCCATAATGTTTCACTCGGTAGCATATGCAATCCTTTCGAGCTTAGAATCTTACTCCAGTATACACGTCCGGCCCGCCATATCGCCGCCATGTCATGCGCGACGGCGTGCCCACTATCCGCATAAACAGCGGGGCCAGCTCCTCTATGACCATCATGTCAATATTAAGCATGGCCGAGCGCCATGCGGTGATAAGCTGCGCGCCACTCATGCCCGCATAGCCGTGACTATGGACGGTACCATTACCCGAGTCAGACTGGTGGGTGAAATCAGTGGTATTGCTGCCACTGCTTGAGCTGGTCGCAGACTGCGAGCCGGTGGTATTCGAGTCGGTATCCGAGTTGGTTTGGTCTGCGTTAGTCGCATACTGGAGAAAATCAGCTAGGCGCGTCTGCGGGAATTCACTGTGTACTGTGGTGGCGCTTGAATGAGTTTTAGTGGTTGTGTCACTAGTCGTATCGTTTTTACCAGTCTGTTCTGCGCTGCTCTTGGCAGACGATTCCGATGTTTGGGTTTGGTTAGAGTCACTGTACAAGTCTTGGGTGAGCATAGGGTCGAATTTGGTTTGCTCAGACACGTACAATTGATTATAGTAGGGCATGATTTCGTTCATTTTACGCCCCAAATTAAACGCGAACATTTGTGGCGTTTCTACGCCTATTTCCCTGAAAATATAGTGTTCAATAATTTTGCGATTAAGCCTATTCCGGTACGCTTCGTCAAAAATAGGATACTTGTCTAGATGCAATGATGCATCATTGTCGTAACCGAGGGCGATAAGATGCCCTAATTGCGTCGTATAATCGGCGTGGAATTCCGGCATAGCAAGATCGCTATACGCTCCGCTACTGTTCATCGCTATCATCCTTATCCGTATTTAAAATGCCGCCGCTCGTCGTGTCAGACCAATCAACGCCAATATCATGCAAGGCGGGCCACAATAGTTTAATCGTATCGCACGCCTGTTGACGTGCTTTCAAAAAACTCAATCTAAAAATGTTGGTTTTCTCCGAACCGGCCGCAACTTCCCCCGTCAGTAGTCGCTCCTTTTTCTCCGTATTACTGTTTTGGATGCCCATAAAGCTCATGCATTCATTCCAAATCTGCGCCTTATCCGACAGCAATTTATCAGACAAATAGGGCGTAGTATTAGGAAACGACTGGAATTGCGACCCCAAACCATCACCATATACGAGAATAGCGGGAACACCATCCTGTTTCTGCTTGATCATGTTCTCAAGCGTCAGCCGTTGGTTCTCATCCTCAACGGTCACAATAAGCGGGATAGACATGTTGTCCAAATTCACGTCCAAAGCTCTGTCTACCATGGCCAAGCGTTGCGCATATAACGTAATAATGTCGTTAAATGGTTGCCTAATAAGATTGTCCCAAATCGGCACGCACTCTTTAGACGTCAATGTTTTATAGCTATAATTATTAGCCACGGGAGTGAACTCTGTCGCATTAAAATACGGGTTAACGTTACCCTGATATGATGCCGACGTGACCATAAAACGATGCATATCTTTACGAATATCCGGGAAGAACAGCACCATGCCCTGCTCCAATAGCATCAGCTCAAGGTAGCGCGAATCAATGCCATTAGGCAGTCCCCGCCACGTAAACCGGGACACGGCCAGCGACTTGAGCAGCTTGGCATACATGTCGATACGCGCCGACTGCATGAGCACCGCCCCGTCGCTCAATCCGGCCGTGGGCCGGAATGCCGCCACGGCTTGCTGATACGCGGGATTAGCTTCGCGTATCGTGCGTTTAGTAGTTGTGCTAGCCATAATTAATATCGTACCCCCGACAACGGATCATTATCCGCATAGTCAATAGCACCGATATCGTCGGGACTATTCCACACCGTTACGCCTTTCTCAAAAATGCCCTTAATGGCTAATTTAAACTCTTCGGGGCATGTGCTTGACCTAATATACAACTCATGCATTTTCCAAAACGTGAAATGCTCCATAGTCTGCCACGACTCGGGTGGTTTCAAAAAGCGCTGCACATAGTAGCCGTACCGTAGCCAATACTCGCCAATATCACGCATAGCGGCCGGCATGATCTGACGGTATCGCCGCCAAATACGCCACCTATTCGACGCATACAAGAGCACATCACCACCCATCTGCCCGGCCACGTTAGGCGACATGAGTGCCGTATCCTGTATTTTAGCATTAACGCCCGCAATAGCATTAGCATAGTCGCCGGATGCCACAGCCGTCGCCATGCTCCGATTCATGTCCGCAAATTGTAGCGACTGTTGATTACTGAGGCCGGTCTGCTGACTCGCATAACTATTAGATTGCGAGGTTTGTGCGTTCGTCGTATCAATAGTGTTGCCGAGCTGTGCGGCGCGAGTCTGATTGCCTTGATTGTACGTCGCATTATTAGCGTATGCGCCAATTCCGGCACCTACGGCCGCGCCGATGGCTCCGCCAATATTGCCGGTCGCGGCATTGCCAATAACGTTAGCCACGCCGCCGCCGATCGTGTTGAGCTGTTGCATACCGTAGTCAAAATTGGCTTGATTCTGCGCGATATCCGTTGAGCGTGTCGCAGACTGATTGCTGATCCCCGCCATGGCGCTACGGTTGCGGTTACCGAGGCCTGTCTGCTGCTCCGCATACCCGGCCGATAGCTGCGCCTGCGCGTAGGCGTTATTGATACCCATGGATGTTTTTTGCTGGCTCCAATCAGCCGTCTGCCGCTGATAGTCAATGCTGTGCGCGTTCGACGCTAGGTAGATCTGCCCGGCATTATTGACCACGGCGAGCGATGGGTAATCAATGACACCGACGGTACTGTTGAGCATTTCGCCGCGCTCCTCGCGCATAGTATCGCCACCATTGTCACCACCATGCAGCGAACGTATGTAGAATGCGGCCCGTGGCGTTGGTGGCCCATAGTAGGCTACCTCATGCAGGGTGAGGTTATTTTGATAAATGTCCTGCGGCCTGATAATAACACTATTGCCGTTCATGAGCGTAATTTCGACCCATGCGTAGGGGAATGTTTTAAACTTTTTCAGATTCTTATACCTGTCCGGAATATTAAAATTGTTTCTAAAATCAACGTCAGTGGCGATATCTTTATCGACATCAATCTGTCCTATTTGGATAGTATACATCCCGATATCAACGTTAGATTCCCCGAACGGTACCGTATGTGTAAGCCCCGGATTACCGGAGAATTGAATATCGTTAGGAATCATATATATTTTTTGAATATTTTGCATAACCCACGGATATTGTGCGCCCATTTTCATAAACACGAAAAAGTCGGTAACGGTTTTAAAGAGGTACATGTTAATGCCGTTGGGAATATTGTTAATGGAAACGCCCGACGCTGTAGATATTTTAGGATTATCAACACTACCAGCGTCATCGCTCAGATCGACAGTAGACAACACGACAATTGAGGCCGTAGAATCTGCTAATTTCGCCCCGTTTTTGATAAAATAATTATACGACTGCGAGGTTATTTGACTCTCCGAGCCGGTATCAAGTCCCTCGGGGATGTCAAGATATGCGCGCCCCCCATCCTGCTCGGCATTCTCATTGGCGATACCGATATGCCCGCGTTCGACATAACAATTACCTAATTGCACGTCGAACTGGAACGACTGCACCACGTCCAGCATAATATTAAACTGCGAAACATACAAATTAACCATAGTAATATTTTGAATAAAATAATACCAATATCGAGGTTGCTCTACTTGCGGGTAATCGTTTTTAACAATAATATAATTATATTGGTTAGCTTTATTGAATGGGATATTAAGCTTGACGGGCTGATTAAATCGGTGCCCGGACGTATTGGTTACCGTAACGCCGGGAAGATTATTAAAATAATCATCCTGCGCCTTATGATCACCAAATCGTACAATATCCCTATAGGACATGTCCCACGGGACGTTACACAATTTGAACGACGTGTTCGGCGGGAAATACGCCCATGATAGCCCGTTATCCTGCTCAGCCATGCTCTTGCTCCTGTCATAAAAAATAGGACCCATTACACTATGTAATGAGTCCTATTATACCACGGGGGCGTTATGCGACAGTAGTCTTCGACGCCTTGGCAGTTACTGCGAAGAGCGTAGCCGAGGCCACGACGTCGCCTGCCGTGAGTCCGGTCATGGAGCCATCGACAGCCACGGTAGCCACGTCCGGCTTATCGACCGACCATGTGACCAATGCGGACACGTCGGCTGTGCGACCATCGGTAAGCGTGGCCGTAGCGGCAGCACGACCAACCTTACCCACAGCCAACGTTGCCGGAGCCGTCACCCTGAGAGCCGTAACAAACCCGGACTGCAGCCCAAGCAACCCGTCGCCACTCACCGGCACGGCGAGCCGCCCTGCAATCTTCTTGACCACCTCAGGCGTCGCCGGGTCAATATACGACACGGTAGCCTCAACAGTAATGGTGCTCGCCGTCTCCCCAAGACCCACGAACAGCATGCCCGTATTAGTAACGGTCGTAAACTGGGTATCAGTGGGGAGCTTAGCACCGGCAAAGCTCGCATCGTTTTCGACAATCCTATACGACACGCCAACGTTATTGAGGTTCGGGAAGTTCGCAGACGTGGCATTAGCCACGACCTGCACTACGCCGCCACGGCTCACGTCGGTCGGCTGTACGGACGGATTGCCGTACTTTTGGAGCGCCACCTGCAAGGTCGGCGCGTCGATAGTAATATCGCCAAGCGCCTTAATGATTTCCATCGATCCGTCACCCTCCCAAAACAGCACAGCCGGAGCGAACGGCGACAGCGAGATAGCTTCCTTATGATGCAGGAAATAATTCGTGTTTTGGCTGATCGGGTTCATGCCACTCGTCGTGGTCAAATACTGATAGTCCCACACGTAGAAGAACTGCTTCGTGGTGAGCACTGCCTGCACTTTTTCCAACCCGAACATTTCGGACGGAATATCAAAAATGCGAGCATTCGCAGCCATATAATCAACACCAAACGCTGCGGCCAGCGCGTCCACATCCATCGCCGCATGAACCTCAGGCGTCGTAAAGAGAATCAAATCATCCCTAGACACTACCGACGGCATGTGTGCGGCATTGTACTCAGTCCACGGCTTGATAGGCAGCTTGTAAATCATGGCACGCACGTTCTTCAGCAGCTGTCGTGCTGCCGCCTGCGCGTCCGAGTCAAGCGACACGGTAGGGACATGCACCTTCCAATAGCCGCCCATATTCGCGTACTCGGGGAACAGATTGCACATCGACAAAAATTCATCATTATTATCGGCCGTAATGGGGGACTGCATGATTTCCGCATTCAACATCGACAGTCCACTATCGGCATTCTCGAAAGCCTTACGAACCTGAGACTCATTAATGGTAATCGGATACCAATTCTCACGATTAACCGTATGGAAAACGGACTTAATAGGAGCCTTATACGTGCCATAAATATCGTCACCCAAATACTCGTTATTCGGATCATACACGTGAGCATTCACCATGCCTACGGCAATTTCCTCTTGAGTAGAACCGTACTGCATGGCGGCGCGCTTAAATTCAGCCAACGGGTTCAGCCAGCGAAGTTTATTGATAGAACGGTTGCCAATCTCATTCACAAGCGCGTCGTAAAATTCGTTGCGCACGCTCTCATAGCGCATGAGCGTTTGCAACGTGTCATGCATCGTCGCCTTAGTCGCGGCGGGAATACGCCGCTGAAACTCGGGCGATGCCTCGTCTCGAATAAGATTAATAATATCAGCGTTCGTACCCTGTACCAGCGGTCGCACAGATTCGCCATTTTGACTTGTAGCCATGATTGCTCCTATAATTGTGGGTAATTATCCTCTAACAGTGTATCACTCGTCGTCGTCACTAAATAGGTCATCGTATGAGCGCGGCCTATCGTCTGCGGGCTCTTCCGGCTCTGCGACTTCCCCCTGTCCAATACCCATGGCGTCAAGCATGGCTTTGACCTGCGCTACCTCGTCACGCAACGCCTGAATCTGCGCCCCATAATCCTCACCGGCATCGGCGGGCGTGTCGTCGCCACCGTCCGGTTCCGGGTTAATATCGTCGTTAGGCGTGTCGACGTGGTCCTGCGGCCTATCGTCGGTCGGCTCGGTAGTGGTATCTGTGGTATCGACCATAATTGCTCCTTATATAGTAGTGGACGTCGGGTGCAATCGCGCTCCCGACGTCCGTATGGCATGAGAGCCGTTACACCTCGCGTAGCACAGTGGTTATCAGCCCTCAGCCGCGCGGCGAACCCAATCGCCGATTCGCGCGACTCTCACATACAGTCACGAGTGTTAGCTCTGTACCGCTCTCAGTGTAGCACAATTTGCTGACCATAATCGTCAACAAAAACACCACCATGCCGAAACTGCTCCCACGGTATCGGCGCAGAGCGCGATACGCCCGCACACACAAGATTAATATGACCGTCCTCTGTTTCTCCCTGATAGCATCCGGTGTTAAGAATTACAAGTCGTTTATATCGTGCTTTAATTTTCCATCGTCCCAACCGCGTGGGGCTGATATCGATGCCATGCACCTCATCACCCACGACAGCAAAACCATCCGTATTAATGGAGACCACGCGACTATTGGCGCGACATGCCGCAATGAGTGTTTGCCGCGCATACGCATTCACAAACATGGCAATAGGGAGATAGTGGCGCGAATTTTTGGGTGTTTCATGCTTAATGGACCACAATAGCTCGCCTGATTCACTATCCCACTGCGGTTCTAACAGACTGTCGCGCGGCACGGTCCCGAATTTTCCTACCAGCGAGTTCAACATGAGTTTAGCAATATTACGCTGCGCCCCTGTACTTGTTGATTTAAGCGCATACCAGTGGTCCACATAATCGGTAAACATATCGCGCTGCGCCCTGAACTTCCAGCCATGCTCATATCGGTACACGCTCACGTCATAGTTATCATAGAGTAATTGCTGATCGACGTCGGTCAATGCCATAGTGATATAGCCGCGCGTCGACGTGACGCTACTTGCCCTATCGCCTGATAGCATGTCCATGACGCCCAAAAATGCGTAGCCGTCACGTTTCACGTCGGCCCGAAACGTCATGACATCGATATGGCGCGGCATGTCTTCATCATTGACATATGCGCCATCATATGGCTCAGGTTTCCCGTAGGGGAGGGGCTTATTGCGAAGTTGCGTCGGATACATGCTGTTGCAATCGTAGTCGACCACGTTTTCATATGTTCCCGGCTTGCACGCAATATACCCGCCAAGATACCCAGTCCGCATATCGTTTTCCCACTCGGCGGGAATGGCGGGAAAATTGCGCATAAACTGGGCACCATTTTTTGCGTAATCAGCCATAGCAGCACCGCCAATAGTCATGCCTGAGATATTGAGATCAGTGCATGAGCGCAGCGCTCGCACACCCGCCTCTAGTGGCGTATCCCCACCATAGGACTGCTGAAGCTTAAGCGCCGACGTGGTACGGAGGAGGTTGCTTAACAAAAACATGCGCGTCGGCACACCCTCGCTATTGCGATATGTGGCATGATACAAAATACGATTCGTGCCGCACAGTACACTATATGCGTTTTTACGCCCATTGCTCAGCGTGATACCATGGGACATCATAGACGCAATCCATGCCATTATCGTGTCTTCGCTTGTGCAATAGATAATGTTAGGTTGCGTTGCCGATATCATCATGCGCGTTATTTTTCGCAAATCAAATGGTTCAGTTTTCCCGGTAATATCCGCTATAATATCCCCGTCAACGATATAATAGTGTTCCAATTTAATGCCTTTTTGCCATTTCAAAAAAGTCTAATATTTGCGCTTTAGCTTTAGCTTTTTGTTTTTCGCTTTCAGAAACAAACTTAAATTTATTATTTTTCGCATATTTGCGTACCGTCTCCCACGACTCATATTCGGGAGAATTGCCAATAAAATTACGAACGGCTTTACCGAACGAGGTATTATCCATGAGCCATCGCACTTGCTTATTAGTGAGCCGCGAGAATTGGTGCGCCACGTCTTTGCCGAGAGCGCCCTTGAGCTGTGCTTGACGCAGAAAACGCAAATACTGTAATTGTGTTTTCTTCTGCCTAATGCGTTTCTTATTCCGATCTCTTTTAGCTTTCCTATACGACTTATCGAGTTCGTCACGCTGTCGCTCACTCGGAGACTTCACGCGCTTGGTGGCGTCTTTAAGCTCTTTTTTGAGCGTCTGAACGGGCATCCCCTTAACAAAATCAGGATTATTAAGCACGTTCACCGTGTTCAGCATGTCGCGCAATTCACGGCTACCGCTCAGCGCGTGACTCATCACGTTAGGGTTCGGCGCGTCAAGGCCATGGCGTTCCCGCCATTGCTGTTGCTCTACCGTCCGGCTCTGCCGCAACGCATTATATTCTCTCGCGCGCCCCAATTTTTCCCGCGCCGCAATACGCCGCCGCTGCTGCTGCCGCAACGTTTTCTGCCGTTTAACAGGGGCGCTAGCGATTTCAGCATCCGAGATGAGCGGCCGAGACGCCAGTTCTTGATCGAGTTTTGACACATGCACTACCGGCACGTTATAATAATCCTCTTGCGCCGCTTTCACGATCTGAGCTTTTCGCGCTTCCTGTTTCGCCCCATACAGTTGAGCCGCTTGCCTGAGTTGCGGCACGGTAAGATTATCAAGTTTGTCCATATTAACTTGGTTTAATGATGTAATGTTACGTTGCGCTTCGCTTTTGCGCGCCTGTGCGCTCAATGTTGCTACATGCTGTTTTCGTGCTCTACGCGCGGCCCGTGACGCCATATAATTCCCCGCCCATCTACATGGATAAGACAATGGGGGCCGCATCGTACTGACGAGTATACGACACGACCCCCACTGGGTTAGGTGATGGCTAGCAAGGCAACCTGCCAACCATCACCCATTATAGCACACTAATCAAGGACAAGCGTCTTCAGCGTGTTCTTCGACGCGAGCGTGGTCGCCTTGACATGCACGGTCAATGGCTCCGGCCAATTCGAGCCGAACGCGGCCACAAGATTATACGCCGACCGAGCGATACCAGCCGACTGCGAGTAATACCCCGTGCCATCGGCACCCACCAACGTCGTACCAATGCACGGCACTTCCTCACCAGTATTACGATCAATACGGACGCTATGGGCCTGTGCCACACCAGTAATCTTAATCGGCTTATCTTTCATATCATCCAAAGACTGAGCATTATTCACCGCATTAAACACGGCCTTACGCTCCTCAAACGTCTTCGGGTTAAGCGTATTCACCAACTGGGACACGACGCGATTCTCAGTCTCTTCAATTTCTCCAGTGACTGCATTCACGGTTGCAATTTCGTTAACCATAATATTCACCTATACCTATCTATTTGTTTGTTTATTATTCTTCTACTTCGGACGGCTCTTCAGACACACGCTTAGGCGTGTATTCCTCATCGTCGCCAAACTTTGCCATGCCATAAAAATCATGTTCAGACATTTCAGCACGCTGCTTATGCCATGAAAACTCGCGGGGAAGAAAATCAGGCCATTCCCGGCGCGCCTTACGCTTCAAATACTCCACGTCCTCATGTTTTCCATCGATAACATGTTCCTGTTCCAGCATATCGCCATCCGGGGTCATTTCAACACCCTTAACAACAACATAATGGTGAGTACGAACTACAGTACCGCCCTTAATTTTTTCTGCCATAATAATCACCTATCCTTAAATTGTTGTTCGGCGTCCAAATCGAACACCCACGAATCAGTATACATAGTATTATCAAGTTTGTCAAAACTTAAGAAACACCTCGAAACCATATAATCTAATTCCGGGTGATCGGGGAACAATTGTTGCACGTCAAAAGCGTCACCCTGAACAAGATGAACTAACGCCATCCAGCCTATCATAAACGGCCGATATATGACGCCGGTTATTTCCTCAACATTCAACGCACTGTTCAGCACCTCAAGGCGCGTAGGATGCTCCGACAGGCTAGCGCAAATATGAGCCATTTCCACAACACTATCACGCAACGCAATTTGAGAACCATCATGCGAATACAGTTCATCCAGCATCATGCAACCACGGCAAAACAGTTCCCACGGCATACCTTTGTGAATATTGCGCACATGTAAACGCCTCATATTACCCCTAAACAACATGGCAATACGCTTAGCGCCATGCACTGGATCATCGTCAAAAACACGACGGTCACGAACCGGTATATACAATTGCTCATTATAGCGCTTCACGCTCTTACGACGATTATGCCATGGTTGCGACACAATACACCACCCTTCCTAAAAATCAGGAATATCATACACGGTTTCCAAAAGACGCGCATCATCCTCACCCACATTCTCCACACCATCCGCGAAACCATCCTGATAGCCGCGCGCATAGTCGCCACGATAACATTTTGGCACGTCATACAAATCAGGGCCGTCAGGTCTACCCTCCTGACCGGTTTTCAAATCAAGCCAACCACGATAATACCCCTCAGAAAAATAGTGTTCAGCCCCATCGGGATCATATCTAGTAAACTTATCAGTACACCACGCACGCAGAGATTCCAACATTATAGATTACTCCTTATATATTCAACACCAATAGCCAACATGATACAACACAACAACATAAGAAACCCCGGCATAATCATCACCATACTTTCAACAACAAATTATTAGACTTAACGACTCGAAGCACAAAATTAGCAACAGTATTAACGTCCGCCTGAGTAGCGGAACCAATGGCCCTAGGCATATAAAAAGCGGTACCATTATCGTAAATAGTCAACTCGCCAACAACACGATGAACATCACGACTCTTCACAACATGAGATAAACTAAAAGACGTATAATCAACATTCATATTAGTCACACCATGGTCAGTCACGATTACCTCAACATGACAAACAAAAGCAAGACTATCCATATTTAAATAAA